AGGTTTCTATGATGCGGTAAACCCTGTTTACACTATCAAAGAAAACATCGTTGAAGTAAAGTATAGCTATACCCCTAAAAAAGGGCAAACTGTTTATACTGCTAGAGATTTCAGGAATAGATTTACCCAAACAGAAAAAGTTGATTTGTATACTAAAGCCAATGAGGATATTATGCTAAAGATATTCATCGATGAACTTAACGCAACATCCTCTGTAGACGTGGAACATCCTGATACAATACAAGGAATGCAGTACCTTGTAGTAAAAGGTATTTTAACGCAAGATAGATACAACGAGTTAATGACAACATTACTCATTGACAAAATAGATAACCCCATATAAAATAAATAGTATACATGGGTAAGAATAACATGCAGGAATGCAAAATTTTTAGGAGTAGAAAAAATGGACGGACAAAAATTAGTGACACTTTTATCAGCTGGGGATGTTACAACTGTAACAGCTACTGGAGCTACTTTCACAGGTAACAGTGTAAACTGTTGTGTAAGTTTAACAGTAACTGGAACTACTGGAACAACTAAAGAGGTTACTGCAACTTTACAGGCTTCTTTAGATGGCTCAACTGGTTGGTTCGATGTCGATTCAACTAATGCAAAAGTTAAAGTAACTGGTAATGGTTCTGGTGGGTTTGCTAAACTTTCTTTAGCCTATCCTTACCTACGTTGCTCAATTGCTAAACATGCTGACACTACGGCAGGGTTAGCTGCGGTTGCAATGTGGCTTAAAAATTAATTATAGCAAGAGGTTATAATGTTTAATTTCTTAAAAAAAAATAGTACAGAAACTAAACAGATACCATCACTGACTACCTCGCCACCTCTAAATCCTACTTCTTTCCCTACAGTGGCTCAATCACTGGTACATCCTGAGAATATTAGCGATGATGAAAAAAAGAAAAATTTTTCATGGCAACAATATGCTCAAGGTGATGGGATGTTTCAATCTGAATTTGGAACTAATAGGGTTGCAATACAGATACTTAAAAAGGCTTATGCTAATGATGACTTGATTCAAACGGGGATTGAAACTATTGCAAAACAGTTTCTAGGATGTTCTTTTGAAGTCCGTAATAGACAAACAAAAGATACAATCATTAATCACCCTATGGCAAGAATATTACATAATCCTATTAAAGGAGATACTGGTGGGTTCCATTTTGCAAATATTGTAGAGATGTACATAACTGGAACATCTTATTGCATTTGGATACCTGACGAAGAGGGATTTAGAAGGCTACCCACTGAAGCTGTAACTCCTGAAATTGATTCTAAAACTGGAGATATACGGAGATACAAAATATCTACTTATACACAGGAACAAGGATTGATGGATGAGTATGTAGACCCTAAAGATATATGGGTATCTATGATGCCAAATATCTTTAGTAGATATGTAGGTTTATCAGCTATAATTTCATCAAGCCTTCCAGCTCTTGCAAATAAATATTCATTGGAATTTGTCCTAGGATTTTTCTTGCGTGGTGGTAATATGGCTGGAATAGTTGCATTAGATAAAACGGATAGTTCGCAGATATCCCGATTGATGTTAACGATTCAACAAATTATGGGTACGAGAAGGAATATGCATTCAGATAAATACTTGCCTAAGGGAGCTACATGGGTAGCCTCTGGACAAAAGTTTTCTGATGTAATGATTGTGGATGTTATTAGGCAGACGAGAAGGTTATTTAATGCACGTCTTGGAATTCCACCTGCTTTGGTAGGTGATACTGAGGGAGTGAATTATGCTAACGCTGAAAGTCAAATAAAACTGTTCTGGGAAAATACTATCATTCCTCTTCAAAAGCTTTATTGTCGTTCAATCGAAAATTCGGTTGTTGGTAGGAAGTATTTAAGAGACGGTGAGGAGTTAATTATTGATAACAAGGGAGTCAAGTATATTGACCCTTTTGTTGATAAACTGAATGAAGATCATAAGTTAAAAGAAATACTTACAATAAATGAACGCCGTACTAGGCTTGGATTTGATAGGTATGAGGATGAGAATGCAGATGTTCTAAATTTTCAGTCGGCTCAAGTGAACCCAACGAGAATTCCGATGTCGGAGATGGAGAGGCTCAACCCGAAGAAAGCCTTGAAATTGTCCCGACTGAAGAAGATGAAAACTAAATCCCTTAAAGATTTAGTAAATTTACTTGAGCCTACAAGTGCTTACATGAAATTGTGGAAAGCTGAATGCAAGAGATGGATTGATGCCTATGCTTCAAACCCTGCAAGCAAGAATGAAGCTATGCTTATTATTGCTGAGGGGAAAGAGAAGTTTTTAAAAAAATTAACCATACCTTTAAAATCCACAATGAAAAAAACTTATTTCATTCACCTTAAAAGTTCTACTCTAGCTAAAAAATCTTTTAGCCATAAATCAGAGACACCTAACGTTGCACAGCTCTTAGAAAACCTTTGGGCTAGAAGTGAGTTATTTATGGATGGGATGTGCGATGCTCAAGCTAGCAGGAACTTTGATGGGTATACAGATACAGCAACAAAAGCCGTATATGAACATATTGAAAAAATGGTAACAAGCAATCCCGAGATTGATGTTAAAACTTTAGCCTCCTCAATTCGTTCAATATTTGGCGAAGCTTATGAGGGGCAAGCTAATACAATAGCCATTACCGAGCTAGGTTCTGCAAGTTCTCTAGGCTCTAGTAACTATGCACAAGCAATTTCAACTATTACCAAAACGTCAAGGAAACAATGGTATGCTAACAATACTAATAGTCCTCGTCATGGTACTGGTACAGGATTGCATGAGCAATGGGTTGAATGGAGTAGCGAAAAACAGACAGGAACGCTAGAAGATGTCACTTTCTCTAATGGGCTTAGGCATCCTAGAGATGTAAGGGGTTCAGCTAAGGAAGCGATAAATTGTCAGTGTACTGTTTTTTTTGAGTTGGGAGCATTGAGATAGTGTTGTGTATGTTGTATATAGGTGCTAAGATTATAATAGTAGATAATTTAAGAAGAAGGGGTAACCCGTGAGTGAAAATTTAATAAAATCCTTTGTATGTAAAATAGAATCACCTATCCAATCTGGGGAAGGTGGAAGTGATAAAACGTTCCTTATCAGTGGTATTGCTAACAGCGGTCAACCTGATAGATGGGATGAAGTCATGCCGATGGATTGTTGGGATTTAAAACATTTTGAACTTAACCCTATTATGCTCTACAATCATAACCATTCTATGCCAATAGGAAGAGTTACTAAACTTAACCCAACTGAACAAGGGTTGGAGTTTGTTGCTGAAATTGGTGTTGGTTCTGAGATGGGGTTGACTCAAGTCCAAAAAGATGTAAGAAGCTTAATAGCACAAGGGGTTCTTGGAACTTTAAGTGTTGGGTTTATTGCAAAAGATTGGGCATGGGAAGGAAGAAATGGTAAAGATGTTCTTGTCTATAAGAGTGCTGAGTTAACAGAAATTAGTGTTGTAACTGTCCCAATGGATGCACAAGCTACCATTACAGGCGTGGCTATAAAGTCATGCATAGGACGAAATAAAAAGGAGGGCAGTATGCCATTAGATTATAAGGATGTGAAAGAGATTATTTCAGAGTCTAACAAAGAGTTGTTAGGTCAGATTAAATCTTTCCAAGCTAGTTCAGAGGCTTTAAAAGTAGAAGCTGAAAAAATAAAATCAGATTCTGAGGTTAAAGTTTCTGAAGCTGTAAAAGCTAAGGATGAGGCTGAAGCTAAAGTTGAAGTCCTAGAAACAGAACTTGCTTCTGCTGTTAAATACATTGAGGAAATTAATGCTACTCTTGTGGAGTTAGCAGGAACACCAAACGAAATAGAGGGGGAATAATAATATGCCTTTTAATAAGTTAAATATTGAAGAGTTAAAAACTAAAGCTTTGAAAACTCAAAGTGATAATAACAAAAGTGTAGCTACTAAAGCTGGCTTACCTTCAGGTACTATCCTAAATTCTAATACAAAAGCACACCATATTCAAAAAAGTTTGCAAAGGGTATCAGGACAGACAGATGCTAGAGAAGCTTTAAAATCTATCCTTCATTCAAATATACCTGTTCATGGGGTTGATGATATGGGTGGAGAAAATAGAAGCAAATCAATAAGAGAATTAGTAAGAAATAAATCAATCGACGCTGAATTAGGTGAAGATATGATTGAAATGAAAAAATTAGTAGCCTTCACACAACTACAAATCCAAATGCAACAAGCAAAAGGACAGTTCGTTGGAATGGAAGGCGTACCTATGTACCAAAAAACATTGAAACCTTGGCTAGAAGAGAAATCTTTTGAGTCTTCAATGTTTGAAACATGGATTCCTACCCTAAACACTTCTTTCTATTTTGACGAAGTGCGTATCGACCCAGGCATTGAGCAATTTTTTGGTACCTATACCATGAAGGCAAAAGAAGAAAGAGTTAACACTTTGTTAGGTAAATTAAAAGGTCGTCTTCAATTAGAGACTGATACTTACGGTTCTCAAGGTTTAACATCCTCTTCAATAAACTTTTCTGCACAAGACAACGTTGCCCATACTCAAGTTTATTCTAACCTTCTACAGGATTCTGATCCTAACGCCTTCAACAACCAACTATCTTCAATCGTTGAAGGTTTGGCAATTGCTAGAGAATGTGCAATTATAAACGGCGACGATACTAGAGCTGCTGCAGGAGCAGGTCACCAAGGTGATGCTCACTTTGATACAGATACAGCTGCTTTAGGTAGATTTGAATTTGAAAAAGCTTTTAAAGGCTTAAGAAAATTAGCTTATGCAAATTCAGCTAATGGCGTTTTAGTTAATCATGGTGGTGGTGTTATTGATAAGTCAATATTCCAAAGCCTTATTCGTTCTATGCCTATATTTGTTAAAAATAAAGCTGAATGTTTATGGGTTGTTTCTACTTCTATGAAGAGATTAATTGACTCAGGTGTTATTGCTGAGCTTTTAAGTACTGAGTTTATTTCAAGAGGTCTTATTGAGACTGGTGAAAGAGGTACTTTGTTTGGTATTCCTTTCTATGAGAGTCAATATATGAGAGATGATTTAGGATCTTCAGGTGTTTATGAAGCGGCTTCTACTCAAACTTCTATAATCTTAGTAAATCGCAAACGCTTCTTTATGGGTATGAGGTCTCCAGTTAGATTGTGGGCTACACCTTCATTAGCTAATCAAGATTTATTAATGATGACTGGTAAAGAAAGAATTTCTTTTGCAGGAGCTACGCAATCAGCTACTGAAAAATCAATTGCTTTAGGTAGAAATATTAGTTCTTTAGGAGAATAATAATGAAAATTAAGTTAAAAACCCCAGTGGGTTGGATGGCAAAAAATACAACTGCTATTTGTGTAGCGGTAACTAGAAATGGCAAACCTCTTGAAATGTCTTTTGAAAAAGAGTATGAAGTTACCCTTTCAGAGTACAACAAGATTTTGGCTGAGTTCGGCGATAGTTGCCTATCGCTTGTAGATGATAAACAAGTTGCAAAGGTAAAATAATATGTTTGATTTTTCTCCTAAAGCTTTAGTAACTACACAAGATGTAGAAATGTGGTTGGGTGTAGACTCTACCACTATTGAATTGGTGGAGAAGGCAAAAATAGAATTTTTAGTGAATACAGCTTGTGAGGCTATTCAAGATTATTGCGGAAGAATATTTTCAGTTCAAGAATATATGGAAGTTATGGACGGGCAGGAATCTGATTTGATAACCACCGAGAACTATCCTATAACCTCTATAACTGGAATTGCTCTTTTAGGTCAAGTTATTGACACTTCTTATTATTATGTGAGGAAGGATGAGGGTGCTATTTTGTTGAAAAACTGTAGGACACCAAGGGGGAGGGGAACGGTAGAAGTTGTTTATTCAGCTGGTTACACTTCAATCCCTTACACGTTGAAACAAGCTTGTTTGTTCCAACTGCAATTCCTTTATAACAATTATGGAGGCAGTAGTTCTTTGGGTTTTAACTCAAGAAGTAAGATGGGTGAGTCTGAATCTAAAGACAAGTCCATAGGTGAGAATGGTTTGATTGGTGAAGTTATTGGGTTGGTTAACAGATTTAAGCGGATGGAAGCTCCTAACGTTTCCATGTTCGCTATGGGTAGTTAATTTATGGCACATAATATAAGTACAGCTGTTTCAGCTTTAAATAGTTTAAAGGATAAGTTACAGGATGCTTACTTTGCAGGTCAGTTAGATATTGCAAACATGGTACATAGACAAACAGTTGTTAACATCGATACAATGTTGAAAAGTACTTTAAGGCGAAGACGTACAGGTATGTTACGCAATAGCGTTAATATAACGGCTGACCCTTTAAGCTTATCGGTAAAAGTATCTATAGGTAATGATTTGGTACCCTATGCTTTCCTTCATGAATATGGCGGAGAGATAACCCCCAAAAATAGAAAATGGTTAACTATTCCAGTAAGTGAAAGAACGTATAAGAAAAAAGCTAGAGATTTTAGGTCGCTAAGTTTCTCTAAGGCTAGTGAGGCTATGGCATTTTTAAAATTTCCACAGTCAGGTGAAATTGCATACTTACTTGTAAAAAGAGTAAAGATTTTACCAACTCACTTTGCTTCTAAGGCTTCAGAAACAGTTGCTCAAGACCCTAGGGCTTTGACAGCTATTGAGAATAGGATTAAGGAGGCTACTCGTGAGTGGGAGACGTAATTTTTTATTAGCTCTAAAAGAGAGACTGGAAAAGATGACAACCTCCAACGGCTATCCTTTTTCTGTTAAAAAAGTTTTCTTGAATGATTTGAAAAGATTATCAATTGATATCCCAGCAATGGAATGTCCTTCTATTGAGATCATTCAAGACAATGAGTTGTTCGAACATAAACATCAAACCTTGGATGTTAGTTCCTCTATATTTTTAAGACTAGTCCACAACTCTAAAGCTACCGATGAGGACATGGAAGTGTTCAAATCGATGGTTATAAGATGTTTGTACAAAGATAGTCCATTAGAGGGGTTAGGTACTCCCTTAAGTCCACTTTTAGAGAGAGAAGGTAAGTTTACTAATACTTCTCTATCCTTGAAAGAGTGTGTTTCTGATTTGGGGATGATAGAGGCAAATAGAGTGTACGCACTATCTCTTGTTGCAAGGTATATTGTAAGTATTCATAATTTTTAAGGAGTATGTAAATGAAATTAAAAAGTTCGCTAAATTATAAAACCCAGTATGACAGCAATAAGAGCGGTTATATTTTAGGGATTGAAATGTTTCCTTTTTTCAAAAGAGAAGCAACTGCGGGAGCTTTCTTAGCTCCTTCAATCGGTACAGCTGGAGCAAGTTTGTCAGGTGCTACACCTGCTGTAGACTTATCTGCTAGCTCGAACGTGTCTTTTAATGTAGCTGTAGATGGTGGAATCCCTGTTGAAGTTCTTCTTGATACTACTTCATTAACTTCAGGACCTGCAATTGCTGTAGCTTTAGAGACTGAAATAAATCTAGCCTTAGTAGCGGCAAGCCAAAATGGTCGAGTATGGGTTGAGTTCTTAGGTGGAAAATACAACATCGTAAGTCAAACAACTGGAGCAAAATCTTTAGTTGTAATTACTGAAGGTGACGGAATTGCTGCTGAATTAGAATTAGGTGCTGCTTTAGGTGTTGAAACAGTTGGAACTTATTCAGGTGACTTTGCTTATGTGAAAGAAGCAGGTTTCAATTTCTCTCAAGATGTTGAAATGAGCGACCACCGTTCAGGCAGACAAGCGTCTAACTTTTATAAGAAAAAGAAAATGGTTGAAGGCGATTTGTCTTTATACATTTTGTTAGGTAATGAAGGCTCTAATGTTACTATGAGTGATGCACATAAATTAATTTATGAATCATGTTTTGGTAGGATTGTTACAGATAGTGCAACGGAATTGACTTTTGATTGTGCTCAACCTCATGGAACTTATTTTAGTTCTTTATTGTGTAACAACGGGTTAGGTCAAATTGTTAACGGATGCTATGCAAAAAACTGGAGCCTTTCACTTGCTGGAGACTCTCCTGCTAGTTTAACTGTTTCTTCTAAAGGTAGAGATAGTAAAATGGCTTCCGTAGCTAAATTTGCTTCTGCCTCTACAGCTGTTGCAACTGTAATAACTGTTGATAAAGAAGCTAAGAGATTTGAAGTAGGTTCTGTTGTTATGATAGTAGGTGATGATGGAGTTACTGTTTCAAAGGGTGGTTTAGGTAACCTAACTGTTGTTTCAATAGCTGATGCCACAAATACTATTACCCTGTCAGAACCTGTTACAACTCAAGTAGATGGTTATCTAGCTCCTTGGTCACCTGCTTATTTTGGTGCAATACCTAATGACAACCTTAGAATTGCAACCGACTTAGAAGGTTCAGTTTCTATGGATGGTGGTACATCTAGAATTGGTGAGATCACAGGTGTAGAAATTGGAGTTGAGAACAACCTTACAGACCTTGACGGTTACTATGGTACAGATTCTAATCAAGGGTTTATTGATGGCTCGCGTCAGGAAATATCAGTTAGCTTAACTCTAAACCTTACAGTTGCTGAAGTTCGTAAAATCCAGCTTATGAAAGACTTTCAAACTTTTGATATATTGATCAAAGTTGGAAGTTTAACAGGGCAGAGAATGGAAATTAAAGTACCTCGTGTTATCTTTAATATCCCTTCAATAGAATTGCCTGCTGATGGAGCTGTTAGTTTAACTTTTGAGGGTAGAGCATTGCAAACTGAAACAGGTGCTATGGATGCTATTAAAGTTAGTTTCAAGAATGCCTAAGGAGTAGCAAGTGAAAGAGGACAGTCTTTTTAGGGATATAAGTATTTCTAATCTTATAAGTATTTGGATTAATACCAAACACTACACGAGAGGTTGTCTTCAAGTGAATTGGCAAGATGTGATTGGGGATGGTGGTTACTATCAAATGGAAGGTAGCAACGATTCTTCTCATTGGTCACCTCTAGGTATTTCTGCTTACTTTACTGAAGGTGATGGAACTGATTTACTCCCCATAGCCGAGGTTTACTGTAAGTACGTTAGAGCTGTGGTGGCTAAGGGTAGTATTGCGTCAGGTAAATTCAGTGCGATACTTGTGATGAAACCTTGAAGGCAAAAATATTATAAGGGGGTGGCATGAGGTATAGCGACCTTCAGAAGACTAATAGATTTTTGAAAAATGAGATAACAGGAAGTGTTGCGTTAGGTTCTGTTGGTGATGAGCTATACACTCTAAACCTTACTGGTGATGGTAATCTTGTTCTTGCTTATGAGGAAAATGCTAAGAAGCGTATTGCTTTTGGCAAGGAAGTTATTGCAGGCGTTACTGAAACGGCGTATAATGAAATTAGTACAGAAACATTTAGTATAAAACAATTATTATTTACTGGTAACGGGTTGGGGGAGATAACTGTTAGGGTTAATGGCTCTATATGGTTTACTTATCGGAACAGTTATTTTAACCCTTCAATCAAAGTGGATGTTGGTAAAGTCCTTGCTATTGGAGATGGGTTAAGTGTTTCTTTTAGGAACACTAGTTTTATAGGGCAGACTAATGTTTATGAGTGTTATTTATTGGGTAACTAAAAGTAAAAGGGAATGCTATGAATTATGATAAACAGCTAGAATTATTACAGGCTAAAAAAGATTGTTCCTCCCTTGATGTACATTTTTTTGAATTACAAAAAGCTAAGATAGAGTGTAATAAAAAGCTTAATAGTTTAGGTACTTCAATAAAAGAAGTTGAGAGTAGGCGTGAGGTAGCTAGTATGAAAGTACTAGAGATAGAGGACGAAATAGCCAAAGGAGGTAACTAATGGCAGATTTTGAGGGAGCTTTACCGATTAAGTCGGTTCGGGATGATGATGTTAAATTCAAATTAGTCGATTACAGTGGTGGTGAAACATCTACTACTGGTTTAGCGATTGATGGGGATGGTGAAATTGGTGTTAAGGTTCGGGATGTCGCTGGCGACACCTTAGAGATTAATACAGATGGTTCGATTAATGTTGTATTGGGTGACGGGGAGAAACTTCCTGTTTGTTCTTACAACGAGTCGCTTGCAGTAGCTAAAAATGGTTCTGCTGATTTCGATTATGTTGTAACTAGTGGTAAAACATTTAAGGGTTACAATATTTTGGTAGGTTCTAGAGGGGCTGTTAAGATAGTAGTAGGTACATATGATGGTACAACTCTTATTACAAAAGCAACGTTCTTTCAACTTCCTGCACAAAACAGAACTACTAGAATACCTACACTTAATTTATTAGGTGATGGAACTGCTAGCGTTCGTGTAACTGTAATTAACCTTGATAATACCACTGACCTTAGTGCTACAATCATGGGTTACGAAGAATAATTATTTATAATTATTGGAATAAGTGGAAGTTGAAAGACTTCCATTTTTTTTCGATAGTTGTGTACGGAGGGGGGGTATCTTATGGATTTAACTTACAGTACAGTTACTAGGATTACTGGAGAGGATGAGAGTTTAGCTGTTGACGTTGTTGAGGTTAATGATGCTACTGGTTCGATTAATGCAATGTGTTCTAAGATTATTGAGAATTTTACATCGGGGGTGCAAGCCTCTATTACCGTTTCCACTTCAAGTATAGAAGCTAAGTGTGGAGCAACTAGGATTGCTGGTAGAAAAGTTTTGGCTATTACTCCTGTTTCAGGTAAAGTATTTTATGGTTTAACTAACGCTGTTACCATTGCAAACGGTACACCTCTTTTCAAAAATCAAACGGTCTTCCTTCCATTTCTTGAGGTCTATTTAATAGCAAGTGAATCGACTGATGTTAGAGTGTTGGAGGCTAATTAATGATTAAAAATATAGATATAACTCAAGTTGCTGAAAGCCTACCTTTTGAAGCAAGTTCTGAATATTCCGCAATACTTCTATCTGACAATACTCGAGATGCTATAGAGGAAGCGTATAGTAAAGCTAAAGGGATAAGAACTTTCCCTTTTGAACTCCATTATGTTTCAGGTACAGGATTGAACACCACAATGTCAAACGGTGCTTTTTTTAGAGTTCGCCCTGGGACTTCCGCTTCAGGTTCTTATTCTGGTTACCCAAGTGCATTTCCTCTTCAATCTCCTTTCAACTGTAAACTATACTCAATTGTATTGACGTTCAGGAACATGAATTTTGATTGGTCTGCAACAAGTGGACCTATTTGTTTTGAGATAGAGACTAGGAATCATTATTACAACGGCAGTGATGTATCAAGTAGGGTGCAAGTTACTTTTGGTAATTTTAGTGGTAGTTTGACAGGGCATGACACTTGGAGGTACGAACTGTTTTACAATACAAGTGGTGATGGGTTCTATCGTATTTCAGGGGATGAATTCCATAACTATGGAGATATGATAGGGTGTAGATTTGTTAAAGCGTCGGTTGGGGATAGGAAAGTAAATTCTATGGTTGACGTTGTAATGAAACTAAATTATGAAGAGGTAGTAGATTAAGTATGGAGGAGTATAGAATGCAAGTCACTAATGACACTTTAGACAGGTTTTATAATAAACTTGATAGTATTGATAACGAACTTAAGGGATTGACGCGTTCTTTAGCTGTAACTATTGAACGACAAAATTCCTCAACCGTTACAATTGATAGGTTGAGTAATAGAGTTAGACAGTTGGAATTAGACAATTCTACTTGCCCTGCAAGATTATCTTATAACAGTTTTGGGCATGTAGTAGGAAAGTTAACGATGGCTTCTACTTTATTAATTTCTTTAATTACTTGTTATTTTTTATTTGTAAGAGGAGTATAAAAGATGTATGCTTATTTATTAGATAAGGTAAGTGGGGGGATTGAGGACGTTGTAAGAGTTGGGGAAGATAGCTGGGAGCTGAAAAAGTCTTTCACTTTTGTTGTCCATAACAATGGAGTTATTACTAATTATGTTGTTCCGAAAGGATACAGGATTGATTGTGCTTCCATACCTCCTAGTATACTTCCGTTCTTTGGTGATAGACCAAAGAAAGAAGTAATGTATCCTTCTTACATACTACACGATTATATGTATGCTAAGAAAGAATATGTGGACAGGAAACTTGCGGATGATATAATGTTGGCATTGATGGATAGATACAACGAACCTAATACAAAGTTCAAAAGGTTTCTAGTTTATCAAGCTTGCAGATTATTTGGTGAGAATGGGTTTGTAAAATAAGGAGATTTATTGTATGAGAAGGATTTGCGACCATTGTTTTGGGTGCCATAGTGTTATAAAAATTTATACATGTCGGTGTAGTTTCTTCTTGTGTGATAGGTGTTATCAAGATTTAAAATTAGATACAGAGGTATTAAGATATGAATAAAGTAACATGGTATAAGTTAGTAAGAATTGCTCAAAAAGATAACGGAGTTATTGCATATGCAGGGAGTGAACCCCTTTATAGAGTATGGTTACCTTCAAAAATAGCTTCTTTATGCGAGTACATGAAAAAAGAATTAGATCCTTTCTTAAGCTTATTGGCTGGAGGAGATATTTCTGAAGAGGAATGGAATAAGTACCCTACTATTAAAAAAGATGAAGATGTTAAACCCCTTCCACCTGTAAGCATTGTAGTAGATGCTACAAGGAACAGTCCCAACTGTTCTGCAAGGGAAAAGACAATATCAAGGATTGTGTTGCATAATACTTATGGTAATTATGCCGATTCTGTAGATTGGTTATGTAATCCTGAAGCTGAAGCCTCTGCACATCTTGTTATTTCTCGTACAGGGAAAGTTACAAGGTTGGTGCCTGATAATAAAGCTGCTTGGCATGCTGGAAATAGAGGGATAAACCATGAGTCTATAGGTATAGAGATAGAAGCAACTCCTACTAACACTGGGATGACAGCAATACAAGAGGCATGTTTGATAGCTTGGATAAACCATTTTGCAACTCTTTATAAAGTTGATGCTAGTAGAATTGAAGGGCACAGGAAATTTTCAGCTACAAGTTGCCCTGTTCTTATCTGGGATACTGAGGGAGAATTGCGAACTTGGGTTGCTAAAATTTTTGGAAAAGTTAGTAAACCAATTGAGGAACCAAAGAAGCTATTAGGTACTTTTAAGTTCAATAGAAAAGATGATATTCAATTGACTACTAATTTTCACTCTTCCGAGGTTCAATGTAAGTGTGGTGTTTGTGGGGTTCAGACAATCAATATGGACTTATTAAACTTGCTACAAAAGCTGAGAGTAAAAGTAGGTAGCCCTATTATTATAACTTCTGCTTATAGGTGTACTACTCACAACTCTAGAGTTGGAGGTGTGTTCAATAGCCTACACATTAAGGGCAATGCCGTTGATATATATGTTGAAGGTATGAGTACGTCCACTCTTGCAGGACATGCAAAAAGCGTTGGATTTAATGGGGGGTTTGGATACGGTTCAAACTTCCTTCACTTGGATGTTGGGGATTTTGGAGAATGGACTTACTAAAGGTCTTTCATTGATTCAGTCATTTCACTAATCTTCCTACGCACCAATATTCTAAAGTCTTTAGGGTTTCCATTGTATTGTTCTATTAAAACATGAGCTACATTGTAGACCCTATTAGCACTTTCAGCCGTAGGAAAGTCTCCAAGATATATACTTCCCCCGTCTTTTTTAATTTCAGATTGCCATTTTTTCTTACGCTTGTGCCAAACTGCACCTGCTAAGTCTCCATCCCTATGGCATTCTTTATTTAAGTTATTTTCTCTAAGAGTTATTTCTCTAAGATTCGAAATCCTATTGTCACCCTTATCCCCGTTAATGTGATCTATAACATACCCTTCTTTAATATTTCTTTTATGGTAAAGCGTAAAAAGTAATCTATGATATTTTATCATTTTCCCGTTATACGTTAAAGTACAATGACCTATAGTTGGTGTTCTACTTTTAACTTCTTTCCAATAAATAATGTTACCATTTTTAATAAGTCTAAAAATACTTCCACTTATCAATTTAAAGACCTTAGATAATTCCACATAGTCCAGTTCAATGATGTTGTCGAATCCCATACGTCACCTACCTTAATTTACTATTCCGTACAACTTTCTTAACAACCTCGAATTCTCCATTTAAATAGCCTAAAAATGATTTATGATTGATAGTAGGTGTGATTGCACTAGAGGCGATTAAATAAGCGTCTACAGCCCCTTTATGAGGTGTTCTCTTACCTTCTCCGATAATAGCAAGCTTGATTTTTTCAGGTAGTAATTCTAAGTTTCTTTCTTTAGCTGATTGCTTTACTCCTTTTTTAATCCCTTTAGGTTGCCATCCTTTTTCAGACACAAGATTGAATCCAACGTTAACCAGATGTAGAGCGTCAATTACTGTTTGAACATTTGTCCCTTGTTTGAATATATTTGTACTTTTGTTTAGGGATGGAATGTAGAAAGGAAGTTCTACTGTAAAAGACCATGTAGAATACCTAGATTTGACTCCTGAGAGTATTTTCACTAGGGCTTGGATACTCACACTAGATATATGAGGAAGTAGCCTAGAATTGGAAAATAAAGGCATTGGATGCCATTCAAGTATTTCAGCGTCCCTGTTGATGACTACTATAGCTCCCTCATTACCACAATCTATCCCTACATACACTTGCATAAATTTTTCCTTCTTAATATCGTTAGTACTACTTAACACTACTCTTATAGTGTACTCCATAAGATTGATAAAGGGAAACAAAAAAATAACTCCTTATGTTTTTAAGGAGTTGTAAATTAATACTATAACCATAAGGTTACAATAGATATATATAGCACGTTAAATATAGAAAAGGAAACAAAAAAAACTCCCTATATTTATAAGGAGTTCTAAGTAATACTATTCAATTGGTAATATAAATATAACATAGCTTTAAAAAAAAAGCAAAAAAAAAGATTCACTGTTTTGTGAATCCTAATAGTTTATTGCTTTGTCTTTAACCTTTTTGACGGAGCGACGGTTATGTGAATTCTAAACTTTTGAAGTGCGTACAAAATCAAATCCTAGAAAATTCAGAAAACCAATCAATCAGCCATAAAAATACAATACATCGTTTGAAACATTGAGTCAAGCCTTTTTTTGCCCAATCCCAATTCAACAACTTACGTCTAAGGTACTAATCTTTCAAGGAGAAAAGTATCAATCAATGTAATAACAGATACTTAGCACTGGAATCAAATTTCCGTGCTAGCAATATTAATAACTTACAGGGAGTCAACACCTTAACTTATTGAGTTAATTAAGAAAAGTAGGAGAACGGTTACAACTCCCTGTTTCTGCTGATTAAAAAAATTGAAAAGTTCGAAAAATCGAGCAAAATCGGCAAAAAAACCCTAAAAAAGACAGTAATGTTATATCGGAGATATAACTTACTTTCTTTTTTAAATAGCATGAATTTTTTCCACCACCCCAACTTAACACCTTGATATCGTTTGTATCTTAAAAAAATCGATGAATTTGATGTTTTTTTTCATCAATTTAATAATAACCAAATTTCACCTTATAATTTTATAAATACAATATATTAAAAAATTGATAATTTAATAATTCCGTAAGAATTGAAACTCCTTTATGAGTAATAAGTAATTTAACCTAATTACTCTTATAAATACTGTAAATTAAAAAATTAAAAAAGCTTAAATTTACATAGTACAAAATTATCATACAGTTATGTTGAACTTATTAATAATATAAAGATAATAGACCCTTTATTTCCCCTACTGTCTAAAAAATGTACAGGGTAGACTATCAAGTATGAGTGTAAAATACATTAAAAAATACTTTAAAATACATTTAAAAAACTTTAAAAAACTTTTAAAAAAAGTACTGGCTGGACTCCAATAATGTACTAAAAACACTTACAGCCCTACCCTGTTCCAGTCCCAACACGCTTTAAATGTATTCAATACAATGACAATCACTGTAAAATGACACTTAAACCAACCCTGAAAGTATTTTTAAAAAATTGAAAAAACTGCTTGACAATAGTTTTTGGGAGCGATAGAATTCAAATACCGAGGGAAGTCCTTCGGGAGTAATATTGATAATTTTTATTATTGGGGGAGTTTAAAAAGAGTATGCACGCTAAAAAAAGAGTACGTATAGATGAAAGTAGGAATCCTAAAAGATTAACTAAAGAAGAGAAAAAGAAAATGGAAGAAAAAAAGATAAAAGAAGAGAAAATAATTAAAAGGAATAAGGATATACAGATTAAGAGGGATTTAAAAGACTTCTTTGAATATTTCAACCCCCGTATAGATGGGGTAGATAGCCTTTCTTTTGTATGTGAGCAATAT